AGCAAGCTTGGACAGACGGATGGATAGGTCAGCTAGTTGTTGCTCTTTGCTGTCGTCATTCATACCTACAACTGCATCTTGGATTGGCTCGAAGAACACATACTTACACTCGCACCCCTTGGTTAGGTATGGTATCTGATCAATCAGGTCGTCTGTACTGCTACCATCGGGCATATAGAACTGATAGAACTTCTCGTCCTTGGTGATCTTACGGATAGAGTTCTCTACAGCATCGTGTACACCTAGCGCTTCGATAATGTCACGGCGTGTTACATTCTGCTTCATGTCATACGACACAAGCCCAAGTAAACTCCGCAGTTTAGTTTCTTCTAGGTGCCATGATGCAAAGGGTACGCCACGTTGGATCATGTTGTACTCAAGGTAACGCATGACCTCTGTCTTACCGATACCAGTCGGGGCTTTGATCACAGTAAAGTGTCCCTGCATAAGTCCCATAATCTTATCGTCCAGTGCCTCGATACCTGTTGGTACATATGCATAATCAGGGCTATCTCGGAAGAGTGATACGAACTGATCAGAGGTGTTAAGGACATTCTCAGGGGTGTACTTCTTAGCGTTCCACCAAGCGTTGTTAAATGCTCGGGCAGCGTTGTCCTGTAAGAACTCGTTGGCATCCTTGTACTTGTCGTGTGGGATACGATAGGTCTTGTTAGGAAACATGTTGAATATCTTCTGCGCGATAGCATCCCCTGCTGGGTCATTATCTACAGACAACACGATCTTCTCAAAGCTATCTAGCCAAGGCTTACAGTTTTCCCACAAGCGCTTCGATGGTGTGGCGCTGGGTAGAGAGACTACAGGAACAGGTGTACGACCCATGAGCATCTGGTAAGCTGACAGTGCATCAAGCTCGCCTTCAGTAATCGTCACAGCGTTGGCTGATCCTGCAGGGAACAGATTCATGCCAAAGAGTTCATCTTGGCTTAAACCTACAGCAGAGAAGGTCTTGGGCAAATTCCTTACTTTTCTACCACCTGAAGGATAAACGTATTCTTGCCTTACAATATCGCCATTTGCATTACTAAAGCTACGAACATCGTACAATTCCATTACAGCTACCTGAACCCCTCTATGAGGTAGGTACTTATAGTCCTGTTGTTCTAAAGTTGGTTGGTCGAACGCCATTTCTCTGGGCCTCTTTAATGGTTCGTCTTGATCAAAGAAAGTCTGACTACATGCAAAGCAGTGGCCAACCCCTTTCTCTGTGTTAAATGAGTAGGCATCGCTACTCCCGCACCCGCTTTTGTCTGGGCAAGGTATGTGTGATACTTCAGTCAATGTTATCCTCCTTGAGTGAATAAACTTGGCCTACCACATAAATTAGGTACATACAAGACTTTTCTTTGTGTGTAGGTCTCTTTATACTCACCTTAGGTGTCTTAAGCAATTAGTCTTTGTACACTAACTAAGATTGTATAGCTTAGGTTATTTCCACTGGAGGCCCTATTTTCCACTGGGGGTCATTTTCCACTGGAGGGCTATTTCCATCGGAGGGCTAATGTCAACCTGGATTGACACCTGGCCTGGACCCAGGCTATCTCCCAGGCCTGGGTCCAGGTGTATAGCATATAATAAAACCCGGCCTATCGCTAAGCCGGGCTCTAGTTTTAGTTAATAGCTGAGGACGCAGGAGGCACGTTAGCCCTAGAGTCCATCTCCTGCGCTAGGATAGACTCTAGGAACATCTCAAGCTCGTCTAGCTTAAGGACTTCCTCTAGCACCATCTCTGCGCACATCTCATCGCGCCCCGCTATGTACATCTGCAAGGCAATCTTGAGGCGGCCACTTATGCGGCCAACCTCGGTTAAAACTGTCTGTTTATCATTAGAACTATCGTAAGACATGGGTTACTGTTTACCTCCTAGTAACTTGTTAACGTCTGGCCTATAGCCGTATCTTGAAAGCTCGTCTATGAGAGCTTCTGGTGTTCCGAACCAGTCAACCATCATATCGACTAGCTCTGGGAAGCCGTCTATGCAAACAGCTTCCACCATGGTTTCGTCTTCTTCGCTATCGTATCGGTAGGGGTTGACGTCGTATCCTCCGTGAAAGGGGTAGCCATAGTCGGCGCCCCAGTCTCCCCAGTGGTCCATTTCCACAGCGTTGGGGTCACGTTCGAATACTAGATTGCTGAAGTCTGCGGTTATTAGCGCATCTCTAAGCTTGAGAAGATACTTTAGATCCTGCGTCTCATTCTTAGTATGCTGCGCATAGTAACCTACAGCAAGGTTTGTGCACTCTGATACCCTATAGCGATACTCGTTAGAGTCGGTATAGCTGCCGTTAGGGCTAGGCTGTAAAGGTAACCCCAAGGCATCGGCTAGTGAATGCGCAAAGGCATCGCTTGCGGTGCGGTATCCCATCTGGTGAGTGATAATCTCGCTATCACCTTTCCTATCAAATGAGATAACGGCCTCCACATGGCGCAGCCACTTAGGAGAGCGGTCGATCAAAGCCTTAGAGCCTACACAACCTATTTCCTCCGATGAATGGCATACATACACGCCCTCGATACCTGCCTCGATCATCTCTAACTGAAGCCATATGCCAGTCGTGCAATCTGCACCTAGGCACGATGACCCTGAGTTAGGGGCTAGGCTGATAACATCGTTTACAATCTCGATCTTCTGCATACCATCTTCCCTATGCACTGTGTCATGGTGAGATGCAAAGCAGACCTTTGGCTTATCGCCTATGATCTTGATGTAATTGCCAGCCTTATCTGGTTTCCCAAAGACTGGGTGTAAGAAGCGAACGCAGAATTCCTTCTGGGAATCGCTGAATTGCTGACGTCTATATTTCAGCATTGAAGTTAAGCTATGCAATGGCTTGTTCCTTATATCTACGCGGTTCCAACCGCCAATGGTTCTCGGTAATGTCATAGACAAAATGATCGTTGTGATCCGCAGCGTTATACTCGAAGACCTGACCTACGGCAGCAAGTTCGCCGTTGTCTAGTTCTACAGACAGGTCGTTCTCATAGTAATTACCTGAGATAAAGCATATGAAGAAGCCTTCTTCTAAGTCTTGATTACTAACATAGACTTCCTCGCCGTTTACATACGCAGAGGACACGCTATCACAATGCCACAGCTCTCCGTTATCAGTTTCTATAGCATTGTCGCCTACGCAATGCTCGCACCAAGTCTGCTCGTGACATCCCCAGCGATTTTCTACATTCACAGTCGTAGCTTCATGATTAGGCTCGTACTCGTCGCAATTCTCGCAGTGAAAGTGCAGCTCGTGGAAACAGTCTGAGCAATAGTCTATATCATTGCGAACATGTACGTCATATTCGCTAACTTGATCCCCACACTCTGAGCAACGGCAGCTGCTAGAGTTTGTTAATATCCCATGATACTGGCTAGCGTCTATGTCACCATACCTGTCAATGACTAGGAACTTACCACAGTCTGACTCTTGGAGATTCCTAGGCTGTATGTCGATATACGGAGCCTGAAAGCCACCTTGATAAGGTAAAGCTAGGAGCTTAGCGCCTACCCATTCCCCACCATCGGCCCAGATCCAATCTTCGTCGGCTGCCATAGCCTCAAACTGCTGGACTGCCTGTTGGTTACAGACATACATTGGACCCGCATATTTGGCCTCACCCTTCAGGCATAGAACCACGCGACCTACAACCAGATCGTTGTCATCCGTAAGCATAACCATACGGAAGTCGCCTGAAGCGTAAGCCTCAGCGGGGTGCCTAGGCTGTGATGCAAAGTCATACCTCATACAAGAGTTAGCGATATGCTTTATGCGCCAGCTTGTATCTACATTATCATACTCGGCTCTATCACCTGCGTATGCTTTCTTAAATACAGCTGCATTCCCAGAGACTGTCACATTGTACTGCTTAGGGAACAAGTGGTTACGCAAGTCTGTGACCATTTCATCGACCTCAGCATCGGTCAATGATGGGAACATCAGCCTTAGCGCACGGCCTGTTTTCATAGCCATACGTGCTTTCTTACCCTTGACCCGCGCATCTCCGCTAGTCCACATCTTTAGCGTCTTGGGAGAAGCAGGGTCTATGTTAGGTAAGTATAGATCAAGCACAGACTCTATATTAGAGCAAGC